CTGGGCAATATCACATTGCGCTTGGCGCTATCAATACCGCAGCCAAATTGGCACAGCTCTGCTCGTGAGCATCCTTGCAGCAGCCCGTGAAGGGCATGTGCTGATGCAGCTCAACCATGGCGGCGAGCTGACGGATGTTGACAGCTTGTTAGCGCGCATCAGAAGCGACCTGCACCCCGGACAGCTCGCGTTTGTGGATGACAGCAGCACGCAGATTCTTGGTATCAGCGCCGGCTATGGCGCGGGCAAGACACGGGCATTGTGCGCTAAAGCTGTGATGCTGGCCGCGGCCAATCAGGGCTTTATCGGTGCGGTGATGGAGCCGACCGGACCGTTGATTAGGGACATCTGGCAGACAGACTTCGAGGCATTCCTTGAGGCGTATGACATTCCGTACACCTTCCGCGCATCACCGCTGCCTGAGTACATGCTGCACCTGCCAGGTGGTGATACAAAAATCCTGTGCCGCAGCTTTGAGAACTGGTCACGCATTATCGGTCTGAACCTTGCATGGGTGCTGGCTGACGAGATTGACACGGTGACGCCAAGCATTGCCAACAAGGCATTCCCGAAAATCCTTGGCCGCTTGCGCAGTGGCAACGTGCGGCAGTTTGGCGCGGCATCAACGCCCGAAGGGTTCCGGTGGATGTGGAACACGTTTGGCACCGACGAGGCCAAGCAACGGCCAGACCGGCATCTCATCAAGATGCGCACCAGCGACAACCCTCACCTGCCGCCGGACTTCATCGAGCGGCTAGAGGCCAACTACGACCCAAGCCTGCTGCGGGCGTATTTGGACGGCGAGTTCGTCAACCTGACAACAGGGCAGGTGTATGACAGGTTCGACAGGGCTAAGCATGTAACGGCCAGCGTGCCGGACATCAGCCGCGAGCCGCTGCGAATTGGCGTTGACTTCAACGTTGGCAATATGTCTGCGGTCATTGCCGTGCGGCTTGGTAATGGCTTAACTGTCATCGACGAGATTGCAGGCGCGCATGACACCGACGCATTGGCGCAGGAGATTCAGCGGCGCTACCCGCAACGGCAGGTTTACGTGTACCCCGACGCATCAGGTGGTAACCGGAGCACCAACGCAAGCCAGACTGACATCCAAATCCTTGAGCAGTATGGCTTCAGCAACCAATCGTCTCGGAGCAATCCTCCCGTCCGTGACCGGGTGGCTGCTGTTCAGGCTTTGCTGGAGAACGGCAAAGGCCAAGTGAGGTTGCAGGTGACAGGTGGTTGTAAGCGGGTGATTGAGTGCCTTGAGCTGCAGTGCTACAACGAGCGCGGCGAACCCGACAAGGATGCTGGCTTTGACCACATGAACGATGCTTTGGGCTACCTAGTCTGGCGTGAGTTCAACCCGCTACATGCAGGCGCTGGCCGCAGCACGGGCGTCCGCCTCTATTAACAACTGTAACAAGGGTTGACCACGGCGAAGCAGAGTGCCATACTTAGGTCGTCCCAAGCGGATTCCAACCATGATCAACAACCCTTGGATCAACCGCATCGCCGCTGTCGTCATCCTGCTCGGCATCTACGTTGCAGGCATTGACAGCGGCAGCCGTGCCTATCAGAACCACCCCGCTTGTCATCAGCGCGTAAACTGACACCATTGTCAGCAGCTAGCGGTCGTGCATAGCGGTTACAACTTCTATGACAGGCCGCTAGCGCAGCGTACCGTCACCAAAGTCAATGACCCCAACACCAGTTGGTACGCGCAAGAGCCGCATTGGCTGCTGATTGAAGACCTGTTGCAAGGCACCTACGGCATGCGTAAAAAGCATCGCCGTTATCTGCCGCAAGAGCCACGCGAGCTAGACGAGTCCTACGACAACCGCTTAGCCCGTAGCGTCTGCCCGCCGTATTACATCCGCCTTGAGCGCATGTTGGCCGGGATGCTGACCCGCAAACCAGTGCGGCTAGATGACACAGCAGATGTCATCCGCGAGCAGCTATTTGATGTTGACCTGCAAGGTAATGACCTCAACGTCTGGACCTATGAAGCAGCCCGCAAAATGGTCCGTTATGGCCACGTTGGTACTTTGGTGGATGCGCCTGCTAATGGGGGTAGACCTTATTGGGTGACCTACACGCCACGGCAAATCCTTGGCTGGCGCACCGAAACGCAAGAAGGCAAGCAAGTCCTGACCCAACTGCGGCTTAGCGAAGTCGTCACCGTGCCCGATGGCGAATTTGGCGAAAAGGCTGTCGAGCAGGTGCGTGTGCTAACGCCGGGTGAATATCGCATCCACCGCAAAGATGACAACGGCGAGTTCACTGTCGTTGATGAAGGCCGCACCAGCCTGAGCCAAATCCCATTCAGCATTGCCTACGCGCAGCGCCATGGCTTTATGGAGTCGCGTCCACCGCTGGAAGACATTGCCGAGCTGAACCTAAAGACCTATCAGGTGCAGTCGGATCTTGATAATCAATTGCACATCAGCGCGGTGCCAATGCTGGCGTTTTATGGGTTCCCGTCTGCCGCTGAAGAGGTATCAGCCGGACCAGGCGAGGCGATTGCATTTCCTGCCGAAGGGCGTGCTGAATACATCGAGCCAGCGGGTCGCAGCTTTGAAGCCCAGTTCCGCCGGCTTGAGCAGCTTGCCATGCAGATCAACGAGCTGGGCTTATCGGCAGTGCTAGGCCAGAAGCTGAGCGCCGAAACCGCCGAGGCAAAGCGCATCGACCGCAGCCAAGGCGATAGCACCATGATGGTCATCGCGCAGAACATGCAGGACATGATTGATAACAGCCTGCAGTTTCATGCGCAGTACCTCGGCAATGCCACCGCTGCCGGCAGCAGCTACGTCAACCGCGACTTCCTTGGTGCACGCCTTGAGCCGCAGGACATTACAGCCCTGCTGTCGCTTTATACCGCCGGCACCATCAGCCAAGAGACCCTGCTGCGTGAACTGGCGGAGGGCGATGTCCTTGGCGATAATTTTGATGTAGACGAAGAGCTTGAGGCAACCTCCAATGCGGGCATGGACCTACCGTCTACTGGATTGGCTGACAGACTGGTTGGTAGCGCTGATGATAGTGGTGGAACCGAGGAAGCCGAGGAAACAGGAACTTGATTACACGATGTGTAAGTTGCCAGATGAGATTCTGGCAATTATCCGCACGACATGGTACAAAAACGGTAAGCCTGATGAGGTTGACGAGATTGTGCTATTAGAAGATGGACAAAACGGCTACGAAGCCTTTGCTGCTGTGATTACAACAGCGCTGACAAAAGGCGCAAGCGTAAGTATCAGGTCGCAGTACAAGCCAGAGCAGCTTGGCATCATCACATGAGCACACCAGAAGCGCTATATCGCAATGCGATCGACCTGAACAGGTTTAGCAATAGTGTTGCGCGGCGGATTATCAATGCTTACAACGACATCATTATTGATAGCGTTAACCAGCTTCGTGCCATTGACGATCTGGCAGCACCTGTCAAGGCAGCCAGACTGCGCGCCATCCTTGCGCAGTTAAAGGACAGTCTCAGCACATGGGCTGGTAACGCAACTGAGCTGACCGCGCTGGAGCTTCAAGGTATCGCGCAGTTGCAGTCTGAGTTCGTCACGGATCAGTTAGCACGCGTGCTACCTGCTGGTAGCCGCGATGCAGTGCGCACTGTTGAAATCAGCCCCCAGTTTGCGCAATCTGTGGTCACAACCGACCCAACACAGCTCAACGTGGTCGCACTTTCTGATGACCTTGTAGCCGCTGTACAAGGCGCGCCGGCTACGTTTTCGCTGACCGCTGCCCAAGGTGCGACTATTACGCTGCCAAATGGCGAGGTTGTCACCAAGGCATTCCGCGGGATCGCGGTCGACCAAGCCGAGCGGTTCTCGCAAGTGGTACGGCAAGGACTGCTGACAGGCGAGCCAACAGCAGAAATTGCTAGGCGTCTTGTTGGCAGTTTGGAGTTTGGCGAGCGTGCCCGTAACGTGCGGCAGCTCATCGCGGCAGGCGGACAGGCAACAGCAGTAGCTGACAACCAAGTGCTAGCACTGGTGCGGACTAGCGTTAACCAAGTGGCCAATACTGCCAGCCAGCAGGTTTATGAGGCGAATCAGGACATCACTAAGCGCTATCGCTATGTGGCCACACTGGACACCCGCACCAGCAGCATTTGTCGTGCATTGGATGGTCGAGAGTTTGAATACGGCAAAGGACCATTGCCACCGCAGCATTTCAACTGCTTACCTGGGGATGCTCAGGTAACGACCAGTGGCAGGATCGCGGCGGTTTACCGTCGGTTTTACGAGGGCAAGCTCTATGTCATCAAGACCGCCAATGGTCACATGCTCAGAGTCACCCCAAATCATCCTGTACTGACTACTGCCGGATGGAAGCCTGCTCAAAGCGTCAAGATTGGTGACAAGGTTTTTGCGAGCAACGTCATTCCATCGAAATCCATTGCAGATGACCAAAAAGGCAATGCTGTACCCACTGCTGAGGATGTATTTCGTGCGTTCAGGGAATCGCCTGCGATGTTCTCCGTAAAAGTGCCAACCGCCGCCCCAGATTTCCACGGCGATGCTTCTGCTAGTGCTCCACGGGGAGAGTTTGCAAAACAGGTCGCAGTTGTACTTGCCGATCGGGAACTGCTCTTCGCAGTCAATCCCGGCTTGCTCAAGACATTGCTTAACTTCAGCTTCAAGGGGTCCGACTTTGCGGCATCGAGCAGCAGCCATGCGGCGCAAAGTTTCGTCGCTGTTGGGCAATCCGCGCTTTGCGGCGTGGGCGGCAGCGGCAAGAGCTTTGCGCTCAGCAGCGGTAGCGCGAGCCATGCGGGCGAACTGCTGCTCGCTCCTATTGCGCAACTTTCGACCGGATTCCAAAATGATCCGCTCGACGGGACGTGGCGAGACGCCGAATCGATCCGCGATGCCGCGAACACCAATGCCCTGATCGAACAGGGATACGATCAAGCCGATGTCTGCTGGATCGGCTGGGAACCATTTAGCGGGCATGTGTACAACTTCGAGACGGAGACGGGCACTTACTGTGCCGACTCCATCTTAACTCATAACTGCCGCTCAACGACTGTGCCGGTGATCGACTACGACGAACTGGGCTTTACGCCGCCACCAACAGGCACCCGCGCAAGCCAAAGCGGTCAGGTGCCTGCAAATGAATCGTACGGCCAGTGGCTTGCAAAGCAACCGCTACCAGTCAAGGCCAAAGCCCTAGGCGCCAATAAAGTCGCTTATTTCGACAAGCTGTCGGCCAAATATGGACCAAAAGATGCCATCGCCAAGCTGGTGCGCGATGATGGCTCAGAACTAACCTTGGACCAACTGCGTGCGCGCTATGGAAAGCCCTGAACTGAAATACACCTACGTCGATGGGCGCAAGGCATCTGAGTTCATGCTGCATAATGGCATTGAGGCGCGGTATATCGTGCATCCCGACGGCAAAAGCGGTTGGTACGATAGAAGTGGCGTGATGGTTGCTGCTGATGCCACTGAAGCGGGGCAAATCTCAGGAAGTGATTTCGGAAAACATTCGACGCGAAATCAAGGCGGGCAAAAGTTCGGCTCAGGCGGCAGCAATCGCGTACGCAAAAGCCGGCAAAAGCCGCAGACGTAAACCCAAGCGCTAAAGCAATGCCTAAGTACACCGGACCTGCCAAGCCTCAAAAGCCAATGCCTAAGAAGGGAGGCAAGAAGAAATGAAACGCGGCGACCGTGTGAGCTGGATGTATCAAGGCGTCCGCACCTATGGCGTGATCACCAGTATTGGTGGCGAGCGGGCGACCATACCAACGCAAGGCGGCGGCAGCGTCACCCGTGTCGGCAGCATGGATGACCCCATCGTGCGGATTAAGTCGGAGTCAACCGGCAATGCCGTTATCAAAAAGCGGTCAGAGCTGAAGCCAGCACCACGGCGATGATTACTTACCGCGGCGAGCAGTTTGAAGGCTACAACAAGCCGAAGCGGACGCCAAAGCATCCGACAAAATCGCATGCGGTGCTTGCCAAAGAAGGTGACACCGTGCGGCTAATTAGGTTCGGCCAGCAAGGCATCAGCGGCAGCCCACCGCAAAAAGGGGAATCAGCAGCGGACAAAGCCAGGCGGGCATCCTTTAAGGCAAGGCACGCAGACAATATCGCCAAAGGCAAGCTCAGTGCTGCATTCTGGGCGGATAAGGCGAAGTGGAGTTGACACGCTCCTGCGCGTGTATCCAGTCTTTTAGCTCGCTGATGTAACCACGCAGGTCTTGCGCCTTAGCTGCATGCCAGCCGTTGCCGCTGGTGCGGTAAAGATACTCATGACGGTCTACCGCATCAAGGCATTGCTTGATAAGCGGATTCCACGGCTCACGCACGGGCGTATTCCATTCCCGCTTTGACATGGCCGCCGTGCGCCATTACCATGACAGCGTAATTAAGCCTGCGGCTTATTCATGTCTGACGAAACACAAGCTCAGGAGCCTGCGGCTACCGGGAGCGACAACACAGAAGCACTGCAACGCAGTGTTGAAGCGCTTGAGCGCAAAAACCAAGAGCTAATCGCAGAATTGCGACAAGCCAAAAAGACCAAAGCACCTGATGGTGTCAATGTTGAAGAGCTTCTTGAGTTCAAACGAAACTACGAGCAACAGCAACTCGAATCACAAGGAAAGTACCAAGAAGCCAGACAGGCTTTGGAGCAACAGTTCCGTGAGGCGACGGCGCAAAAGGACCAGCGCATCGCAGACCTTGAAGCCCGCGTCCGCGAGTTAGAGCTGATTACGCCAGCCGTTACGGCATTGGCTGACATCGTGCACGACCCTGATTTGGTGCTTAAGACCAAACTGAGCGCCGACAAAATCGAGCGCGAAGCTGATGGCACTGTTGTTGTCGTTGACGGCTACCAGCGCACGCCTGTTCATGAATGGGCGAAGCAGTCACTGCCTAGCTGGATGCAAAAGCAACCCAAGCCGCAGGGCAGTGGTGCACCATCGGGCGGTGCTACATCAGGCAGCATTCCGCCGGGGATGACCAATCCGTTCAACAGAGAAACATTCAACCTGACTGAACAAGCCCGTTTGTTTAGAACGGACCGTGAATTGTATGACCGCATGAAAGCAACAGCCAACCGCTAAGCTATCGCTAACCGGCTGCGCTGGTGCTATCGGGCTGCGCCCACACCGTAAACCAATTTTGAGGATGACTCATGGCGACTCTTCGCTCTGACATCATCATCCCCGAGGTATTTACGCCTTACGTCATTGAGCAAACCACACAGCGTGATGCCTTCTTGGCTTCCGGCGTGGTGCAGCCGATGGCTGAGCTGAATGCCACTGAGGGTGGTGACTTTATCAACGTGCCTTTCTGGAAGGCCAACCTGTCCGGCGACTTCGAGCGGCTGACCGACAGCACCTCGCTGACCCCCGGCAAAATCACTGCTGATAAGCAAGTCGGCGTGATTCTGCACCGTGGCCGCGCTTTCGAGGCTCGTGACCTGGCTGCTCTTGCTGCCGGTGCCGACCCGATGGCTGCCATTGGCGCCAAGATTGCTGACTATGTTGCCAACCAGCGCCAGAAGGACCTGCTGTCCTGCTTGGCCGGTGTGTTCGGCAGCTTGGGCGGCACCAGCAGCAGCGCTGCTTTCTTCGGTCTGACCATTGATGGTGAGTCCGGCGATACCCCCACCACACTGAGCCCCCGCCACGTTGCTGAGGCCAAGTCCCTGCTGGGTGACCAAGGCGACAAGCTGACCGCCGTTTGCATGCACAGCAAGGTTTATTACGACCTCGTTGAGCGCAAGGCGATTGACTATGTGACCGCCACCGAGGCTCGTCAGACCCCTGACGCCTCGATGCCTGATGCATTTGCTGGCAGCATTGCCGGTGCATACGCTGGCAGCCTGAGCGTGCCCACTTACTGCGGCCTGCGTGTCATCGTTTCCGATGATGTGCAAGTTGACAGCGGCGAGTACGCCACCTACTTCTTCACCCAAGGTGCTGTCGCCTCCGGCGAACAGATGGCAATGCAGACTGAAACCGACCGTGACATCCTCGCCAAGAGCGATGCCATGTCGATTGACCTGCACTACTGCTACCACCCTGTTGGTGCCAAGTGGGCAGTGACCACAACCAACCCGACTCGCGCTCAGCTCGAAACGGTTGCTAACTGGTCGAAGGTGTACGAGCTGAAGAACCTCGGCATCGTGCGCGCCACCAACACATCCAACATGGATTGAGGTAACTAACCATGGCACAACCCTCCCAGTTTGAACTGAGCACCGAGCAGTACCTCGTTGCTAC